CATGGTGATCCTTTTAATAACCTATAGCCAAATAATAGCAATTTTTAGCAAAAGAGTTTGATGCTGGCGTAAACCCAGTAGTAGTTGCAGATGCAACCCAAAGCGCAGAATTATCGCCAGACGATACATAAATTCCTGTTAACTGGATGGATACCAATGCGGCAAATACGGGAATGCCTACACCTGTTGGAAAATTATGCAAAGGGCCTGAGCCATGAGCTACAGAAGCAATTCCCCATTTCATAATAAGCCCTGACGGTAAATATGACCATCCTTCAGCCACTAATGATCCAGCAGTCATAGGAATTTGATGTGCAGGAGCCACATTGTTTACCCATATTTGTGGAATCCCGCCATAATTAGCCCCATAAAGTCCAATAAATCCCGCAGCGCTTACAGCAGGGGCAGTAGCAATAGGAAACGTAATTTTATTATGTTTTCCTGCATTTGCTGTATTAAATCCAGAATGATCAACAGCAACAAGTGTATTAATCGCCTGAAAGTTATTATAAAGATCAGCTTGAGATGATGATAATTTGTCAGTCGACAAGGGAACATTCGCATTATATACCATTTTATTTCCTATTCTTAATTAAACGTTATTTCCGCCCCATCCAGAAATTCCACTTGAGATGTCTACTTGTTCTGTGTAGATCGTAGAAGTTCGCTCAGAAGCAGCATTAACAATAGTTCTACGCAATACAAGGCGTTCTTGATTTTTAAACTCAGGCATGATCATCTGAAGTGATTCTGTGTCCATACGGTCTTCAAATATCTTCTTGGCTGTTCCATAAGCAATATATTGCCACCATTCACTTAGTTGCGGAACATCAGTAGATGCCAGCAATACAGATGGCCGTGTAAAGCATTCCATAGTTATCTTATATGGTTGGTCAGGAACAGGTCTTAAAATGAACGTATCGTCAAAATAGAGCATTGCTTGAGGTCTTGCTGGAACGAATGGTATTGTCTGGCTATTAATTACCGCTTGGCTTTGGGGTGCCACTGGAAAGAAGAACCCATATTGCCCCGTAATATAATTGATGAATCCGACATTTGTTGGTGAAGTATTATAGATGCTTGTTGGGATAATCAAGTCGCCAAGGTCTGAATTTGCACGAGGCTGGTCAATTATAGATAGTCCGTTATTGTTTATATCGACAGAACTAAAAAGTACTTCATTTCGAATAATAGGAACAAATCCACCACCAAAACCAGCTTGAGCGCTTGCAAGATATCCAGTATAAGCAGTTGTAACACCATCGCCATATGCTATAGCATTAATGCTAAAAGTAAGTGGATAGATACCAAAAAATTGTTCACGCGATTCGGATAACATAGCTGGAAATCCGGCCATAGTTATCTGTTTCTCGATGCTGAGATACTGGTTCTTAAAATTGTAGAACTGGTCGTTGGGGTTAGTAGTATTAGTCGTATACCGATCAATATAGGGATTACAATAGAATGAAAACGTCTTGTGCAGCGAGAATATCTTTAGATTTTCTGGTAAGTCATACAGGATAAACGTATTAACGTAATCGTTGATTTGGCTATCAGTAATCTGAGATGCTGAAGGCGACCTTGTCAGTCTACGTACCTTAATATTAATCTGCTGTAAGGTCGATAATGTGGTATCTGGGGCTACTGGCATATTACTCCTTAAGGTAAAATATTCTGAACTGCACTTGTTAACATACTATTGTCTTCTGCAAAGGGAACTACCTGAGCACATGTCTGGGCCCAAGGGGGTATAGGCGCCAATGGGATCACAAATGGGTCATATTTGGTCGTATCAGCGGCTATCGTAAACGTTGTAGGACTTGTGACGATTATCTCGCCAGCAAATCCATTCAACTGTTGCATACCACATGCAACGGGAATATCTAATCTCACAGTAAGTCCTGATTCATAACCATGGGGAGCCGCAACTGCTACTAAAACTCCTCCTGTAACCTGTGTATTGTTGGTCGTGGTTATGATTGCTGGCGATGACTGAGAAATAGACAAGATAAGCCGAGCCACTGGGTAGAAATATGCATTTGGATTCACGAAACACGTGCTCATCGTTCTCCTAGATCGATATCTTCATACTTACAATATTCTTTTAAATCTGACTCAAAGTCTGGGTCTAGCATAGGCCGAGGCTTAAAATCATCTTCATCATCCAGAACAATTATGTCGATATCCGGTTGAATTGGTTCTTCTGGAGGTGTTGCTAAAACTGTAACACTAAATACTGTAACTAACACGATCATTTTTTATCTCATTGGTTCTATATGTTCTACGGTTATTATTTGTTTATCACCGATATTCAAATCTTCAATATCAACAAATTCCAAGCTCTGGAAGCCAAAACGTCTTACTTTTTGTCCAATTCGAGCCAATGGTTTGCCGCCTTCATCAACTGAGTGTACATGTACTGGATACCAGCCGTTTTTATTAAGATGCTTAGCAACACCAAGAGGAAGCGTATAAACTTGACCATCAACTAAATCATAGCGCGCTACTGGATCTTCTTTGTACACTTTAAAAACAAAACTCATTGATCCGCCTGGAACTTCATAAAACCTAAAGATCCCCTTAACGTTCTCGCGATCTTTATCGTGTTGATACTTAAGATTAACGGGCGTCTTTGCTTCTTTAACAGGCGAACTTGTTGTTTTATTTTCCATATTTTTATTATCACTTGCCATCTTGTCTCCTAATGGTCCTAAAAAATAGGGAGGGGAGATTAATCCCTCCCTACACATTAAATGTGTTAAACCACAATTACGCTTGATTAAAATACTGCAGGAATAGGCTGAACGAGATTATTGAATGAGCTACCAGCTCTCCAATAAATTACATCGCCAGACGTACCGCCAGCACTGCCTAACGCAACTGCTGCTGCCGATGAATCTGTTCCTAATATAATTCCTGTCCATCCCGTGTTAACTGTCGAATCAGCTAAAATATTGGCATTAAGAGCCAATGCAATAGCCGTATCTTCACCTACAGGGATAATTTCAGCATAACTAAACGGAACCGCAGCGGCCAATGGGAATACAAACGCGTTAAACCCAGATGAGTCAATATCTACGGTTACCGTGTTATTTCCTGTTGTGCCAACTTGGTTTACTGCAAGAACTGTTCCTTGAAGACCATTAAGTTGGGTCATACCAAATGCTGCAGGAACAACAAATCTTACAGACTCACCAACATTGAAACTGTTCGTTACTGATGTAACTAAAGTTGTTGTTACACCCGTTGTTACTTGTGTAATGTAACGACGACGTGGATAGTACAATGATGGATATTGGATTTGTCGATAGAATCCTGTTCCGCCAGCTATTGGTTGTGGCATATGAGCAAGCGAAAAGCTTGTTGTAGGAACCACTGCGCCAATACTGAAATCAATTCCACACATTTGTGGACCAGTTGTAAGACCAGATAGACGAACAACAGACTTATTTGGAATAAGCCCAGTCGTTGTACCGGTCTGAACAAGAGGAGGGTTAGCTGCAGTAACACCTGTTACAGCAATAGCTGCTCCAATTGTCTGAGCACTGGTATTAACTGCGCTTATCCCATGATAAGTAGCACCATTATAACCAGTTGAACAAAAGCTCGTTGAAACAATTTGGGAAGCGGTAGAGTGAAACTCTTGAAGAGCATCATCTTGAGCCATCCCATATTGCCAGTAGAACTTTGTTGCTGCCCATTGGGTAGAGGCGATCGTTTGGGTATAGTTAACAACTTCAACCCAATCTGCGCCATTAATTAAAGGAATCCAAAGGTTGTTACCGGTAGCGGTTAACACGCCCTGTTGGATAGTTGTGTTTGTAGCCATGTTTATCTCCTATTACGCTAATGTGGCTTTAAGGTTGATAATCCACAAATCGTTACAGATTCTTGGGACTTCAGCGAACTTATAACCGACGCTAGCATTAAGAGCTAATGGACCATCGTATATTGGTGGGCGATAGATAAAGCTTGCGCTATAACCATCTTGCTCAATACAGGCATAAGCTTCCATACCAACACAGAAAATGTTATACACATCTGCGCCATTAACAGAAGATTGTGGGCTTACTGAACCAATCGATGATACCAAGAATCTTAAGTTTCCAATTGAACCCCATTCAGATCGAAGGGCATTCATTGGTGATGGGTATTGGTTCTTATGAATGAAACCAGCAACCGCATCAAGATTACCTGTCATTTGGGTAGAAGTAAGTGCAAAGTACGCATCACGAACTGGTGCTGTACCGAACTTATCTTCACCTTCAATGTTATCCAAAATGGTGTAAGCATTGTTATTTAACAATGTTCTAACCACTTCATCAACGTCTGCTCGAGTGATTTCTGTTGGGGAATCACCATTTGCACCAGCCGTACAATTAATCGTTGATGCTGTAGAAGCAAGCATATCACGAGTCAATTGATCTTCTGTTTGACGAAGTGAAACACCAAGACGAGCCGCGCATTCGTTGAGCACGGGATCTTGAGATTGTAACGTCACCTGTTCATTGATCTGGACGTAGGTTCCGTAAAATGATATTGTAGCATCGATGTCTACGGCGGTCAATAGCTGAGGTGGAGGAGTTACGCCGCTATTTCCAAGTGGTACCATTGCGGTAGCCAATGGATTGTATCGACGCATACGCAACGTACGA